CACTGAGATTGACTTCAGTTGCGAGGCAGAGCAGCCCGTCGGCATCGCCCGATTAACTTTCGATGTCCGATATGTTACAAGCATTGAAGACGCAAGCACGGCCAGATAACAGGAGGCTCCTATGGCTACACATACCGGCAGCGAAGGGACCGTCAAGGTCGGCACCGACGCAATCGCAGAAATCCGCTCTTTCAGCATTGAGGAAAGCGCAGATACACTTGAAGACACCAGCATGGGCGACACAGCGCGGACCTACAAGTCCAGCTTGACGACCTACACAGGCTCTATCGACGTTTTGTGGGATGAGAGCGATACCGCAGGCCAAGGCGCGTTGACTATCGGCGCTGAGGTGACGTTGAACCTGTATCCTGAAGGCGACACATCTGGCGACACATACCTTTCTGGTTCCGCCATTGTCACAGGCCGCAGTGTAAATTCCTCGTTTGATGGTCTGGTGGAAATGTCTATTTCGGTGCAAGGTAACGGCGCACTGACCACCTCCACGGTGGCATAACCAGAGGAAAAACCATGAGCATTGCCAAGCGTATCGCGGCTAAACGGTCGGAACAGGAACGCAGCTTTGCTGAGGTTGAAGAATGGGGCGAGGCGGATGAGCCGCTTCGCCTTTTCTTTGGCCCGGTAACGGCACGAGACATTGAGAAGGTTCAGCGCAAGCACCCGAACTTTCTGACGAACACAACGATGGGCGCGATGGTCGAGATGATTATTGCCAAGTGTGAGGATGAGGCTGGTGAGAAGGCGTTTACGCTTGAGGACAAACCAATCCTCATGGGTGAGCCTATCAACGTCATCGCCAAACTGTTCGGGAGCGTTTTCGCATCTGACAGCGTTGAGGATCACGAAAAAAACTAAGGAGCGACCCATTTAGGATGAACTTGGTCACTTTGGCAGACCGTTTGCACAAGACGATTGCCGAGATTGAGGAAATCACTCTTTCAGAGTATAATGAGTGGGTCGCATATTTTGGCTTAATTGAGGAACGGCAACACAATGGCAAATGAGATCAACATTGTAGTGTCGGCTCAGGTTGGCGATGCGACCAAAGGCTTGATGCAGGTTCAGCAACAAGTTCAGCGCGTTGACCGCCAGATTAAGAACTCCACAAAGGTTCTTTCCTCTAACGCCAATCAATACAACCGCAACGCTGTGGCTACAAACAAGTGGGCCAAGGGCGCGCTTCAACAAGCGGGTTATCAGGTCGGTGACTTTGCGGTTCAGTTGAGTGGTGGCCAGAACGCGCTTCAGGCTTTCGGTCAACAGGGTTCGCAGCTTCTTGGTATCTTCGGCCCTGTTGGCGCTGTTCTTGGCGCGGGTGTGGCAATCTTCGCCGCGTTCGGTGTGGCTGTTCAGCGGTCTGGTGCAGAAGTCTCTGAGATGGGAAAGGCGCTTGGTGTTTTACAGGAGCCGCTTTCTCAAGTTGCAGGTGCGGTTAAAGGTCTGACATCCTCGTTTGGCTCTGCGTTCCCGACGCTTGTCCAAAACATCGACACGGCATTGATTGCGGTTGGCTTGTTCGCAGGGTTGACGGTGGCAAAGATGGTGCCGTCTATGCTCGCGGCATCTGGGGCCAGCACGATTTTGTCCTCTGCCATGATGACTGTTCGCGCTTCAATTCTGGCGGCTTCACTATCAGCCGGAAAGTTTACCTTTGGCATGGTTGCGTTAAGGTCTGCTGCTTTGCTGACTGGCGCTGCGTTCAAAGCCGTAGGCGCAATTCTTATGAGGTTTCTGCCCATAGCCGTTCTTGTGGGGCTGGCGAAAATGGTTGAATTATTCATGCGGCTTATGAAGGGTGCCGGGGGATTTGGTGAGGCAATGCAACTTCTAGGTGAGTTGTTTTCATCTGTTTTAAGAGGAATGTTGACGGCTGCAACATATCTGCCTGATGGAATGAAAGCTGTTTGGGAGACAATAAAGGCTGGCTTTATGGGAACAATCTTGTTTCTGCAAAAGTCATGGGCTGACTTCCTGCATAGCGTATCTCGCTCCGTAAATGAGATGCCCGGTGTTCCTGATTTTGTTAAGCAGTTTTTAGGGACTGAAGCCATTATGGCTGGGTCAAAAGTTTACGAACTTGAGGCTGCCGTAAATTCTCTCAAAGAATCTGCCTCTGATATGCGCGGAGACGCTTTGTCAGGGATAATTGCGTCATTTGACGGCACTAAAGAGGCTTACGATAAGATAAAGCAAGCCATCAAAGACGGCACCGAGGAAGTGACTATTTTCGGTGACGCTACAGAAAATGCGGCGATAAAGGGGGCTAATGCCCTGAAGGATCAGCTTACTCCCGCTATGAAGCAAGCTATTGCTGTAGGCGACATGGTTGGCAACTCTATGGAGAACGCCATGATGTCTATCGTTGACGGCACCAAGTCGGTGAAAGATGCCTTCAAGTCTATGGCGTCTGAAATCATCAAGGAGTTGTATCGCATCTTCGTGGTCAAGAAGATCACGGGCATGATTTCTAGCTTCATCGCTGACCCCGCTATGTTTGGGGGGCTAGGCGGCACATCTCCTGTCAACGGAAGCGTGATGCCTACAATGCGGCCTTCTGGCGTTCGTGCTATGGGCGGACAGGTCACGGGCAACAAGGCGTATATGGTTGGAGAGCGTGGGCCTGAGATGATCGTGCCTAGCCGGAACTCTCATGTTGTTCCTAACAACCAAATGGGCGGCGGCGGCGTCACAGTGGTGCAAAACATCAACGTCAGCACGGGCGTGCAGCAAACCGTCCGCACCGAGATTAGGACGCTCATGCCGCAGATCGCGGACGCGGCCAAGGCGGCTGTCGCTGATGCCAAGCTGCGCGGCGGCTCATACGGAAGGTCTTTTGCATAATGGCTATCACCTACCCCCTTTCGCTGCCGACAGTTGCAGGAATACGATCTGTTGAGTTCAGGGCGTCAAATGCGGTGGCATATAGCGCATCGCCGTTCACGTTCTCTGGTCAGGCGCACAAGTATCCCGGTCAGATGTGGATTGCGGACATAACCCTGCCCCCAATGAACAACAGGGCCGATGCAGAAGAGTGGAACGCCTTTCTGCTGTCTCTCAACGGTCAGGCTGGCACGTTTCTTCTGGGCGATCCGAATGGCACGGCATTGATGGGCACCGCATCAGCCTGCACGATCACGGGTGACGCTGGATCAAACACTGTCAGCGCAACGGTCCCCAATGGTGAAACGCTCTTGCCGGGTGACTACATCCAGCTTGGCACAGGGGCGGCGTCACGCTTGCATAAGGTCACGCAGACCTACACGGGGACGGGATCGGCGGCTGATCTTGATATTTGGCCGTCACTGCGCACGGCGGCATCGAGCGTTTCGGCTACGCTTTCGGACTGCAAGGGTGTATTCCGGCTTTCCAGCAATGAAACCGGCTGGGCGGCTGACATCCAGCAATACTCCATCACCTTTGGCGCACGCGAGGCGATATGAGCATTATTCCCACAGAGCTTGCCACGGCATTGGCGCAGGGCACGGTTCAGCCGTTCTACGCTGTTGAGTTCCTGCTAGACGACACTAGCGGCACGCGGGCTGACCAAGCGGGCTATGTGGGCAACCGTGCGATCCGCCTGTGGTCTGGCTATGGCGAGCGGACGATTGACGGAGACACCTATCTTGGCTCGGGCGATCTGATGACGATTGGCGACGTTGAGACGGTCGCGGACATGTCGGCACCTGCCATGAATATCACGCTCAGTGGGATGCCGGGCGACATTGTCAGCTTGGCGCTGCAAGAGCCGTATCAGCGCCGCGACTGCCGAATTTACTTCGGGGCGATTATCAACGCGGCGGGCGATCATTCTGTGTTCACGGCCTATGTTGGCGAACTGAACAAGATGACCATTCAGGACGAGGCCGAAAGCGGCACAATCAACGTCCTGATTGACAGCAAGATGGTTGAGGCACAGAAGTCCAGCAATCGCCGTTACACCAGCGAAAGCCAGAAATCGCGCTACAGCGACGACACGTTTTTTGACTATGTGGCGCTAATTCAGGATGCGGAGATCGTATGGGGCCGGAAAAGCGCTTAAGCGCCTATCTCAAGGCCGTCAGGGACGTTCCCTTTGCGTGGGGCACACATGACTGCCTGACGTTCACGAATGAAGCGTGGCGGGCGATGTACGGTCACGGATGGGCTGATGACTGGATAGGGCGTTATATGCTAGAAACGCCATATGGAACGCGGCTGATGCGCCGGGAACAGCTTCGGGCGGAGTTCGGTCACTTTTCGTTTGATGCTGCGGTGGATGAAAAGCTGACGCGCGTGACGCATGTGCCTCCGCGTGGTGCGCTTGTGGCGACGGACAAGGTTCGGCGCTGGGCTATTGGCTACGGGCTGGGCATCTGCGTTGGGTCTAAGTGCGCGTTTCTATCTGACAAGGGTGTGATATACTCGCCCGTAACCAGCATTGCGAGGGCTTGGGTATGACACCGTTGAGAAAGCAGCTATTCGGCACAACGATGATTGTGCGCGACCCGGTGACGATTGGCGTAGCGCTTGGGGCG